TTAGCTTATACAATCTATATCTCGGTTTGCATCTTATTTGAATTACATACACTTTATAAAAAAATAAAACAATGGAACTAACTAAACCAAACGAAGCCTTACAAGTTGCTTCTACGCTCCAGACATTTGTTACAGAACGAAAACTTACCGCCAACATTCAAGGTAAAAACTATCCATTAGTTGAGGCTTGGCAATTTGCCGGAAGCCAATTAGGACTTATCCCTGTTGTTAAAGAAGTTAAAAATCTCTCTACTGATACCGAATTAAAGTACGAAGCAATGGTTGAGGTTATTCGCCTTACTGATTCGGTTGTACTTTCCAGAGGCTACGCAGTTTGTTCTAATAAAGAAAACTCCAAGAGAAGATTCGATGAATACGCAATCGCATCAATGGCTCAAACAAGAGCAGTAGGGAAAGCCTATCGGAATATTCTTGCTTGGCTTATGAAAGCCGCAGGTTTTGAGGCTACTCCTGCCGAAGAGATGGATTTCATTAAAGATGAAGTTGGGGATGATGGAAGAGATTTTTTATTAAATTTACTTGAAACTTCTTCTTATGAAGGAAAGGTTCGGGATAAACTTTATATTCGTATAACAGGAATTTTAACTAATGAGGATTATGAAAAGGCTAAAAAGGATTTATTGGCGAATCAAGTTGGCATTGGTGCTATACCTAATCCAAGTCAAAAAGACATTAACAATCACCTCAAAAAATCTATAAAATGAATATAGCCACTCAAACTGATTTAAGCCTATTTGAGACCTCTAAAACCGAAAGGCAAGAGTTTGCTCAATCGGTAATAAATAACGCAAAGGAAGGTCTCCTAAACCCTTTAAAGTTACATCTACAAGTTAAATGTTTAGAGGACTTGATTAAGCAGATAACAAGCCATCCAAGTTATCGAGAACTAACTTTAGATGAAGCCTATAAATACGGAAAGACATTTGAGCATTACAACGCCAAATTCGAGATAAAAGAAATGAGTGTTAAATATGATTACTCGGTTTGTAATGACCCTATTTACAATAGCCTAAAAATTGAGTTAGAAGCGTTACAAGAAAAGATTAAAGCCAGAGAAATGGTTTTAAAATCTTTATCTCCGCAAGGATTGCAAACATTAATTGAAGATGAAGTAGTAACTTTATATCCACCTAATAAAACATCTACTACTACTATATCCGTAAATTTAAAATAATGACACGCACCGAAGTTATCACACTAACAGTATTTAATCCCGAAACAGAAATGTACGAGGATATAAAAGCCAAAGTTGAATTTACTTTGTATGTTGGTAGAGTAGAACCTTTTGAGGCTGATGAATACGATTGGAATATTTTATGGATTGAAGGTTCGGATTGGGTAGATGAACAAATCGTAGATAAAGCAATAGAAACTGATTTTGATATAAGAAGCATCTTTTACTAAACCCCTGTTATATGAAAGCAAAAACACCTTCGAACATTCAGAAAGAAGGCAATTCGTACAGAGTACGAGTTCAAACAAACGGAATCCGAGTAAGTAAAAACTTTACTTCGCTCCGTAAGGCTTTGCAATTTAGAAAGCAGTTGCAAGGTTAATGGGTAAGCCGGTTGGCGTAAGTGGGAATGAATACCACTCAAGGTAACGCCTCTGCAAAGAGAGATGGGAGTTCGAATCTCCCACCGGCTTCGAATCAAAAATTAAATTATGAAACTAAAAGTTTATCGAGAGGTCACGCTTGACCGCAAGTATTATTCTGTCTATCAAACTGATGGCGAATATGAAAGCATTATTAAAGTTTTTTTGTTCGATGCATCAAACGAAGATGAAGTTTATCAAACTACAATGAAGTTTGCCAAACACATCGAAGAAGAAGGATTACCAGACAAAAAACAATTAATTTACGAAACAATCTAAACACAATGGAAAAACAACAAAAAATCTACTGCGGTAGCGGTAAGAAAAAGTCAGACACTTGGTTACAAGCCTCAATCAACTTGGACAAAATTAAAGAACATATCCAAGAATATAAGGGTAGCCGATTTATTAAAGTAAACATCAATATTAAATCTGAACCCGACCAATACGGAAAAGATGTTTCTATTTCAATTGATACTTGGAAGCCAGAGGAATCTGAATTTAGGCATAAGCCAGACCCAAAGTTTACACACGATAACACTCCACCCAATGACCTTCCGTTCTAATGGCTAAATTAACCCCACTTCCGAAACTTTTAAAGAAAGCTCAAGACAAATTTAACGCTCATATTAGAGAGCGAGACAAAGAGTTGGGTTGTATCAGTTGCGGTGGCGAAGTGCAACAAGCAGGGCATTACTTTTCTCAAGGTCAGCACTCTGCATTAAGATTTGCTTTACCTCACGAAGTAGCTTATTTTAATACTAACGGACAATGTATTCGATGCAATATGTACTTATCTGGTAACTTAATAAAATACAGACAAGGACTTGTTAAAAGGTATGGCGAAGAATTTGTTTTGAGATTGGAAGAGGAAGCAGAACAACGCACAAAGAAATGGTCAAGGAGTGAATTAGAAATAATAATTGAAACTTACAAATGAGACACGGATCACTATTTAGCGGAATAGGCGGCTTTGACCTGGCGGCTGAATGGATGGGATGGGAAAATGTGTTTCATTGTGAATGGAATGAGTTTGGTCAAAAAGTCCTAAAATATTATTGGCCACAAGCCGAAAGTTTTTCGGATATTACAAAAACTGATTTTACTAAATATGCAAACACAATTGATATTCTCACAGGAGGATTCCCTTGCCAACCATACTCCCAAGCCGGGAAGCGACTCGGCAAAGAAGATGACAGACATCTCTGGCCAGAAATGTTGCGAGCAATTAGAGAGGTTAAACCAAGTTGGGTTGTGGGCGAAAATGTTTACGGCCTTGTTAATTGGAATGGAGGGTTGGTATTCCACGAAGTGCAATCTGACTTGGAAGCTGAAGGGTACGAAGTATTCCCGTTTTTACTGCCAGCTGCGGCCGTTAACGCTCCGCACCGTAGAGACCGAATTTGGTTTATTGCCCACACCAACTTGTATGGATATAGCAAATATAAAACAGGGAAGAAAAAGCAGCAATTTAGAACAAGGTGGGAGACATTCAGTAACACTAATGGAAATGGCAGCGAAAGGATTTTTACCGACTCCACAAGCTTCAGATGGGGGCAAGGAGAATCAAGACAGTTTAACGAAAAGAGCAAGATTAACAACTGGAGTAACTTCCCAACTGTCTCCCCAATTTGTATTGGAGATGATGGGCTTTCCAACAGATTGGACTCTATTACCTTTCCTAAATGGAGAAACGAATCAATCAAAGCCGGAGGAAATGCCATAGTCCCACAAGTAGTTTATCAAATATTTAAAGCAATAGAACAATATCAAAACTTAAAAAATGAATAACCACATACAAGCAAACAAACTAATAGAAATGATTTGTGAGGAATACGGAATCACAATGAAAGATTTAAAGAAAAAGAAATCTGGTTTTCCAAATAGGTTAGTAAATAGAAAAGGTAAAGATGTAAGTTTAGCCTCTATAAGACAAGCACTCTCTTATTTTATCTTTATGCACTTTCCGTTAAGAATAAAAGAAGTTGCCTCAATGGTTGGGTATTCTGATCATTCTCCTTTATCTTGCCAACGAAAAACTATCGAATATTATATCAAAACAAAGGACTTTTATTTTTATCCTTATTATCAAAAAGTTAAAGAGTATGCAGAATTAATCGGAATTAATACTGAAGTTAAAAGGTTAATTTTACACGAAACACCTTTTGTTAGATATGAAAGTGATTTAGATTTTTTAAGCAATTTAAAATACTATGAAAATGCCGAAACGATTCGTTGATACTGATATCTGGGAGAAAGAATGGTTTATGTCCTGCACTCCAACCGAAAAATGTTTAGTTAAATATGTAAGAGATAAATGCGATTTAGCCGGTATCTGGAAGCCTAATTTTACATTAGCAACTTATGTTATCGGAAGTAAAGTAGATGAAGAAATGCTTTTGAATATTGATAACGGAAATCAATTTGAGCGTTTACAGGATGGGAAAATACTTTGCATTGACTTTGTAAAGTTTCAATACGGAACAGAGTTAAACCCCTCAAGTCCTATTCATAGAAAGGTTATAGATTTGCTTTCCAAGTATGATGTAGAGTATCAAACAAAAGAAGTACAAGGAAAAGGATTTAATAAGCCTACGATTGAAGATATCAAAGAAGAAATGCTAAACAAGTGGGATGATAAAACCGCTTCATATCAAGCAAAAAGATTCTTTGATTATTACGAAAGTGTTGGGTGGTTTGTAGGTAAAAACAAAATGAAATCTTGGAGACACGCAGTAAACGGATGGATAGCACGAACAAAAATCGAACCTACAACCGAATCAATAAAACAAAAACTTTCTATATTAGGGAATAAAAAACTATCTGAACTATGACACCAAAAGAAGATGCAAAATTTTTATTTGATTATGCCAAGAATAAATATTATTTTAATTATAAAGATGCAAAAAGATTTTCTTATTTATATGTAGAAAATAAATTATGTATATTAAAAGATAAAAGAAGAATTAAACATTGGGAAAAAGTAAAAATTGAAATTAATAATATATGAATGTAGCATTTGAATATTTAAGGCAATTCAAAAAAGTATCTGATGAAGCCGAAGAACTTGTAATGAAAGTTATTAAAAAGCGTTACCCAGAAATCTCTCTCAATGAACTTGTAAATATCTTTGAACAAGGTATTACCGGAGATTTTGGTAAAGTATATTCAGCCGATCCCGAAACACTTTTAGATTGGGTAAGGACTTACACGAATAGAAAAGGACAACAACGCTCCTATTACGAAACGCCAATACTAACGCCAGACGTTACTATTTACGATCAACGCTACCCAGAAAAGCAAGAAGATTGGAATAAAGAAGTAAATAAAGGATATACCGCTTTTTTGAATGGAGTATCTACAAGGGAAATGCACCCACACATTTACGATAGGTTAATGGTAGATGGCAAAATACAAATGAACGCTTATCTAAAATATTACAAGGACAAAGTAGATGAAGCCAAGCAAATGCTTCTTAATGATTATTTTCAAGAACAAAAGAGAAAAGGCTTTACTTATATTTATTTTATAAAGAAAGAAAAATGAGTTGGCAAGAACTTACCATAAAAGAGCGACACGATTTATTCAATGAAATAGTTAATAATTCTTTTGTTGAGTTGAGTTTGACTTATGCAAGAGAATACGAAAAGAATCCTCGCAACTTTGTTAATTGCTATATTAAACATAAGTCAATTCAAATGTGTTGTAATTGGATTGTGTTTACCTATAAATACATTGGAGCGTTTGAAGAGTGCAAACAATTAGGAAAAGATTTTACCGAGTGGGCAGATAGGCAAAATGTAAAAGAAGATCAAAAGAAACCACTCGCTGAACTTATGTTAGTTTTATATT